AGAATTAGATAGTTTACTATTATCAATCGACCCTGCAAGTTGAGCGTTAGTTATTGTTCCTGTTAAAGCCGAGGCAGGGTAGCCAGTAGCGTCTTCAAGGTTAAAACTAGGGGTTAAATCCTGTGCCCCTAAAGCAAGGCTGACGCCGCCTAAATTAACAGAAGAGTTAACTAGTTTTGCATTTGTAACCGTTCCATCTGTTAAGGATGCCCCTGAATATCCCGCCGCTACTTTCGATGCTGCCAACCCACCTGTACTTAAATTTGCAAATATCGCTGTTGATAAATTAGCCGTAGTGATCTTTCGAGTCTCGGCAGCCGTGATGTTAACCATTGCAAAAACATCAGAATTTGCAACGGTGCCTGTCTCCGCTGGTAACTGCGTAATTTGTAGATCAGCCATTGACTCTTAACTTTTAATAGTAGTTTAGACCGATATGCCTACTAAGTTGCGTCATCCTCTAAGAAAATTTTATCTCCACTCTCTTGAAGTAGGTAATCAGTATTTTCTTGAAGTACATAACCTGGCGTTGCACCTACTTGCAATTCAAATTGACCATTGGTAATGAAATCTATTTGTGTTTTTATAATTTCTCTATTGCGAACAGCAACTCCACAATTTGTTATCTGTGCATTAGCTTCATACCAAACATTATTTGATGAGCCGCCGGATTCTCTATACATAAAAAAGCGACCAAAAAAATCAGACCCTTGATTTAATCTCATCAACAATCGAGCCAAATAAACTGAAAATTCTTGGTTGTAAGCAAAACCTGGATCTGTAGTTACATAGCGATGCTCCCATTCACATTCCAATGAGCCTTGGCCTTGTATCCTTCCAGCATCAAACATTTGTTTAAATTGATCACCTAAAATATCTATTTGTATTTGCTCTCTATTGGTCGTAAAATTAAAGCTGGTTAATCTTCCTAACGGTCTAA